CACAATCTGTGATGGATCATATGTTTGCTGATGCAGAGCGTCACTGCGCTGATGCCTACAAAGCAATGATAGATACAGGCGTCTGTGCAGAACAGGCCAGAGCAATACTGCCGCAAAGTCTCTTGACAGAATGGTACTGGTCTGGTACACTTATGGCCTTCTCCAGAGTTGTTAAGCTACGCAATGCCAAGGACGCACAGCTAGAGACAAGAGCCATTGCAAAAGATATTGATACTCATATGAGAAAACTTTTCCCTGTGTCATGGAGTGCATTATGTGGAAGCTAGTATTAAAGAAGGAACTTGGTGATGTGGTTGTACAGAATTTTCGCACGAAGAAAGAAGCAGAAGACGAACTGCGAAACAGAACCGGACTCGTTCGGCATCTTACCCGCAGAACTGCAAAAGGAGTTTATGAAATCCAAAAGGGATAAAGACATGGAAGTTCTTATTGAAGTATATAAACCAAAAACACGAGGAAAGATTGAAACATCCTTCAAGGCAGCGTGGCGTGGCCTTGAAAGGGTGGATAAAATCGAAACATTAATCTCGCTGGAGAGGGAGTTAGTTGCACAACGAAAAGAAATATCTTCTGAACTACACAAACACAGCAAAGGAAAGTGGTAATGCCCCCGGTTAAAACCCATCAATCCTGTCCCGATTGTGGTGGCACAACCTGTGTTACCGTCAACGATTGGGGAACCTACTGTCACAAATGTCATACCTCAACCCTTAACAAGGATATGAAAGATATGGAATCGGAACCTGTAAAGAAGGTGGTCCCTATGAATACACAGAACAAGTCACAATACAAGTACTCTGATATCTCAGACAGGCGTATCAGTTTAGAAACGTGTAAGAAGTATGATGTGACTGTTGTCAAGGAAGGCAACATGATCACGCATCACCGTTACAATTACTATGACGAGAATGGGCAACATGTTGGTAGCAAGTTTCGTCGCACCAACGACAAGGAGTTCTGGTCAGAGGGTGATCTCTCTGGCTGTGGTCTGTTTGGTCAGAACCTGTTCAATCAGGGTGGCAAGTTCATCACCATATGTGAGGGCGAACTGGATGCAATGAGCGCCTATGAACTGATGGGTTCAAAGTGGCCTTCTGTATCTCTCAAGAATGGGGCAGCATCAGCACTGAAGAACTGTAAGCAATCACTTCGTTACCTCAGTAAGTTCGATACTGTGGTGCTGTGCTTTGACAACGACGAGCCGGGTAAGAAGGCAGCGCAGGAAGTAGCCAAGCTGTTTGAGCCTAACAAGTGCAAGATCGTGGACCTTGAACTGAAGGATGCCAATGAGTATCTCAAGACGGGCCAGAGGCAGAAGTTCACAGAGGCATGGTGGAACTCTCGCACCTACACGCCAGCAGGTATCATCAACCTTGCCGACCTTGGTGCCTCTCTCTATGACGAGACAGAGAACCAGACCTGCCCCTATCCTTGGGCTGGAATGAACGACAAGACCTATGGTATGCGTACCGGAGAACTTGTCACGTTTACCAGTGGTGCTGGCATGGGCAAGTCCAGCATCATGCGTGAACTTATGTACCATATAATGCAAAACACCGAGGACAATATTGGTGTGCTTGCAATGGAGGAGAATACCAAGCAGACTGCCTTCAACATTATGAGTGTCGAGGCCAATGCTAGGCTGTACATTCGTGAGATTCGCAAGGAGTACACGCAGGAACAGCTAGACGAGTATGAGAAGAAGACCATTGGCAGTGGCAGGTTCTTTGCCTTCGATCACTTTGGTAGCATCAGCAACGATGAAATCCTTGATCGTATCAGGTACATGGCAAAGGGTCTGGACTGTAAGTGGGTCTTCCTAGATCATCTATCCATCCTTGTCTCTGGTCAGGAAGACAACGGAGATGAACGCAAGTCCATTGACATTCTGATGACCAAGCTTCGCTCCCTTGTGGAGGAGACAGGCATTGCCCTGCTGCTGGTCAGCCATCTGCGTAGGCCATCAGGTGACAACGGTCATGAGAATGGTCGTGAGGTTACGCTGTCGCATCTGCGAGGCTCTGCCTCTATCGCTCACCTCTCTGATGCAGTGGTTGCACTGGAGCGTGATCAACAGGCAGACGATCCTATCGAAGCCAATACCACCACCATTCGTATTCTGAAGAACAGGTACACCGGAGATACTGGCGTGGCATGTTACCTGCACTATGATGGACAGACCGGACGTATGACACAGATTGGAAACCCCTTCTTGGAGAATGACAATGACGGTTAAGAAGCAATTCGATAAGGCTCTCTATGATGTGGCTGACAAGGCTGCAAAGGATGCTATGGTCACATGGCTGAAAGAGAACGATCATACCAGCATTGATACAAACGAAACTACTTACTTCGACATTGTTAGCACAGTAGAACCAGACCTTCCCAGACACCTCTATGAGGTGGAGGTAAAGTATTCTTGGCGAACACCGTGGCCTGATACATGGAAGGAGATACGAATACCGTATCGAAAGAAGAGACTGCTTGACAAGTGGAAGGACGAATGTTATAATGATCTACTTACATTCGTGGTCTTCCGTAATGATTGCAGTCAGGCATGGTTCATGGATGGTGACACTGTACTGAATGCAGAGGTCAAAGAAGCATCCAACCGTAACATAAGAAAGGGCGAACAATTCTTTCACATTCCAATGTCAGATGCATACCTAGTGGATATGAACAATGAAAGCAGTGGTGGACATAGAGACTGACAGTCTCAACGCAAAAGAAATATATTGTATAGTAGCGAAGAAGTACGACACAGGAGAGACGAGACAGTGGGTGCAGGGTGAGTGTGGTGAGTTCAGGGAGTGGTCAAAGCGCATTGATACTTTTATCATGCATAACGGTATCAGCTTTGACGCCCCTGTTCTTAACAGGCTCACAGGCTCCGACATCAGGCTGGATCAGATACGTGACACACTGATTGAATCTCAACTGTACAATCCTGTCAGGGATGGTGGTCACTCTCTTGAAGCTTGGGGTAAACGTCTAGGCTCTGAGAAGATAGAATACAACGACTACAGTCACTATACTCCTGAGATGTTGGAGTACTGCAAGCAGGATGTTAATGTAACTCAGAAGCTTGGCATGGCTCTGGAGAAAGAAGGCAAGGATTTTTCTGACAGGTCTTACAATCTGGAACGTCAGGTTCGTAGCATTGTGGACAGGCAACAGGAGAATGGCTTTGCCTTTGATATTATGAAGGCCATGATACTGGAAGCAAATCTATCTGATGAGTTATATAAACTTGAAGAGAAAGCGCATGATATGTTTCCTCCCAAGGTGGAGAAGCGAGTATCGGAGAAGACCGGCAAGCCGCTGAAGGATAAGGTAACAGAGTTCAACATTGCCAGTCGCATACATATTGCAGAACGTCTGGAAGAGATGGGCGTGAAGTTTACTGAGCGCACCGAGACAGGCAGGGCAGTGATCAATGAGGCGGTGCTGGACAAGATTGATCTGCCAGAGGCACAGATGTTCTCTCGTTACTTTCTTCTACAGAAACGAACAGGACTTCTCAAGTCTTGGATACAGGAGTGCAGCGATCAGGACAGGGTGCATGGCAGAGTGCTAACACTCAAGACTATCACAGGTCGCATGGCACACCACAAGCCTAACATGGCACAGGTTCCTGCTGTGTACTCTCCCTACGGTAAGGAGTGTCGTGAACTGTGGACTATCTCCAACCCTGATACCCATCAGCTTGTAGGTACGGATGCCAGCGGTCTTGAACTTCGATGTCTTGCACACTACATGGGTGATGAAAAGTTCACCAATGAAGTTCTGACAGGTGACGTTCACACTGCCAACCAGAAGGCTGCTGGACTACAGACCAGAGATCAGGCAAAGACTTTTATATATGCTTTTCTCTATGGTGCTGGCCCCGGCAAGATAGGAACTGTTGTAGGTGGCTCATGGGCAGAGGGAGAAGAACTGATAGCAAAGTTTCTGAGGAACATGCCATCCCTGAACAGGCTGCGAAAGACTGTCACTGAGGCAGCTAAGTCTGGCAGGATCACAGGACTTGATGGCAGGAAGCTACATATCAGGCATGAACATGCAGCCCTTAACACTCTGCTTCAGGGTGCCGGTGCTATTGTCTGTAAGCAGTGGCTGGTAGAGATGGACAGGATGATCTGGGAGCATGGGCTGGATGCCAAGCTTGTGGCCTCCGTGCATGACGAGTACCAGTTTGAGGTAGCCAAGCCAGACATAGACAGCTTTACCAAGGTAACAAAAGAGGCTATGAAAGCTACGCAGAATATACTAAACTTTAAGTGCGATCTGGACTGTGATTATAAAGTTGGAAATAATTGGGCAGAAACGCATTAAAGCTATTGACTTCCACAAATTCTTGTGGTATAATATATGCTGTTGTTTTGTAGTAGACAGCATCGGGGAATGATCCCCACTCATGGCCGCAATGGTGCGGTATTTATAAAGGAGAATAGAATGAACGATCCTATTTACATTTCTGGCAAGTGCCACTATGCTTCCATCACGGAACCTAACACCAAGTTTGATCCGGTGTGGAGCATTCAGATCGAAGTCGATGATGACAATCGCTCAGTCATCGAAGGTGCTAACCTTCCCATTGCAAACAAGGGCGATGATCGTGGTGACTTTGTAACTATCAAGCGCAAGGTTATGCGTAAGGATGGTACGCAACGTCAGGCACCCATCGTAAAAGACTCACAGAACAACCTGTGGGATGGAAAGCTGGTAGCCAACGGCAGCACTGTAAATGTCAAGGCTATTCCTTTTGAATGGAACTATGCCGGAAATTCTGGTGTATCTGCTGACCTTGCGGCGGTACAGGTAGTTGACTTCATTGAGTACTCTGGAGGTGGGGGTGAAGATTTTACTCCTGTTGAAGGAGGTTATGTGCAGCAGAAAGAAGCTGTTCCCTTTTAATATAGCGTAGAAAGGAAGGGGGAGGGAGTTTATGGTCCTTACTCTCTCCCTCTTTTTATTATGAAAACAATAGACACTCTCGTTGAAGATATATATAGTCTGTTCACACTTGATCCTATAGACATGGACGAGAGTGAGGTAGACAAACATATAGATACTTTTGGTGAAATGCTGAAGGTTCATATAAAAGATTTTCTGTATGAGACACCAAAAGATCGTGGCAATCTCAGGCTCTCCGCCATTGGAAAACCTGATCGTCGCCTCTGGTATGATGTTAACAAGCCGCTGGATCAGAGTGATCTGACACCGGCCACACGCATTAAGTTTTTATATGGATATATTCTGGAAGAACTTTTGCTTCTGTGTTCTACCATATCAGGACATGAAGTAACAGATCAACAGAAGGAAGTGGAGGTGGAAGGTGTTACCGGACATCAGGATTGTATTATTGATGGCGTCGTTGTTGATTGTAAGTCTGCTAGTGGTGTTGGATTTGATAAGTTTAAACATAACAAACTAGCAGAGGACGATCCTTTTGGTTATGTTGCACAGATATCAGCCTATGCAGAGGCCAATGGTATTGATCAGGCAGCATTCCTTGCCATCAACAAATCAACAGGAGAGATATGTCTTACCAAGTTACATCACATGGATATGATAAATGCAAAACAAAGAATCACTCACCTTAAAGATGTGGTTTCAGCGCCTTTCGTACCTGATAGGTGCTACTCCGATATACCTGATGGTAAGTCTGGCAACCGTAAGCTTTCTGTTAGTTGTGTTTATTGTGGCTATAAGAGAGAGTGTTGGGCTGATGCTAACCAAGGCAAAGGTATTCGTGTGTTCAAGTATGCACATGGTCGCAGGTATCTTACCAACGTGGCTAAAGAACCTGATGTACCGGAAGTAACTTTCTAGGTGACTAAAAAACATCACTGGACAGGTGAGGCAGACCCTAGCAAATACTATGGCTTTGTTTATTTAATAACAAACACTGTCACTGGTAGAAAATATATTGGCAGGAAGTTCTATCACACATATAAAAAGAGAATACGGATTCGACAATCTAACTGGAGAGTATATACAGGATCGTGTAAGCCACTTCTTGAAGACATCAAACGTCTGGGTAAGGATAAGTTTACCTTTGAGATTATCTGTAATTATAAAACAAGAGGTGGTGTGGTAAGTGGTGAGGTTCATTTCCAAACCGATAATGATGTACTGTCACCAGAACTTCTGCCATGTGGTGATCGACTGTACTATAACGGTCATATAGGATCAGTAAAGTTTATCACTCGTGAGTTTCATAGTGCTGAAACCCGTGCGAAGATAAGTGCTTCTCAGGCGGGAGAAAAAAATTCTTACTATGGAAAATCCCACAGTGCTGAAACTCGTGCGAAGATGAGTGTTGCTAAAGAGGGAAAAAAACATCCTAATTATAAAGGACCATATATCATAACATTTGAAGATGGTCACACCGAAGAGTGGCAAAAACTAAAAAACATAGATGGGTATGATGACGGTGCTTTATATAAAGTTCTAAATGGATTTTATAAACATTATAAAGACATAGTAAAAATAGAGAGGATAAGTCCTGATGACGAATGAAGTACCGGACTTTAGTAGTCTCTATGATCTAACACAGAAGAACCCGGATAGAACTCTTAATCTGGCTATTATACTTCAGGCTCTGCTTGATATGAGTAAGCCCAAAGAACCTAATGAAACTAATGAGACTGCCCTTCAAAGGGATCAGGCATCAGCATGGGTATTCGCCACTGTTGGTGTTACATGTGAGAACTTTGAAAGCACCTGCCATCTGGCTGGACTAGAACCAGATACTGTTAGAGACTTCGCACTCAAGGCTGTAACATCGGAGAATGTAAATGAAATTAGACGAAAGCTCAACTCTTTCTTATGACCATCCAAACTATCCAAAATGGGAACGCAACTATGATTACTATCTTCGCATGATGAAAGAAGAAAAACCACTGGACCAACAAGTAGGAGGACAACACTACAAGGAATGCAAGATACAGCCGGTTGAATATATTCATGCCAACGGGCTTGACTATCTGGAAGGTAATGTGATAAAATACATCACTCGCCACCGCACTAAGGGGGAGGGAAGAAAGGATATTGAGAAAGCAATCCACTATGCCCAACTCATATTGGAAATGGAATACGATAATTAGAAAGGGAACAAAGCTATGCCACAATTTCGATCTAACGAAAACCCTATGTTTCGCTCCAAGTTTAGCGAAGACATATTCAAACACAAGTATGCCCATCATGGGTGTGAGACATGGGATGCACTGGCGTCCACACTGGTAGACGATGTATGTCAGGAACACCTCAGCAAGGAGGACAAGGACGAACTGAAACGTATGATCACCGACCTGAAGTTTATTCCGGGTGGGCGTTATCTTTACTATGCAGGGCGTGAGAATAAGTTCTTTAATAACTGTTACCTTCTCAAGGCAGAGGAGGATACCAGAGAAGATTGGGCTGACATCTCTTGGAAGTCCGAGTCCTGTCTTATGACAGGTGGTGGTATCGGAGTGGACTACTCTGTATACCGTGAAGAAGGACGGCTGTTGAATGGTACGGGAGGTCTTGCCTCTGGTCCTATTCCAAAGATGCAGATGGTTAATGAGATTGGTAGGCGTGTTATGCAGGGTGGTAGTCGCAGGTCTGCTATCTATGCCAGCCTTAACTGGAAGCATCCTGATGTAGATAAGTTTCTTGCCAGTAAGAACTGGTATGATATGCCGGTAGGTGAAACAGGTTTCTCCATTGGTCAGATCAAGGAACAAGACTTTAACTTTACAGCACCGCTGGATATGACAAACATCAGCGTTAACTACGATACTGAATGGTTACTTAACTACTGGAAGACAGGAGATGTTGGAGATACTTTTAAGACTAATGTTCAACAAGCATTATCTACCGCCGAGCCGGGATTCTCATTCAATTTCTTTGAGAAGGAAAATGAGACACTACGCAACGCTTGCACGGAGGTTACATCTGAAGATGATTCTGATGTTTGTAATCTTGGCTCTATTAATATGGGTCGCATTGATGACCTGAAAGAGTTCGCAGATGTAGTAGAACTTGCAACCAAGTTTCTGCTATGTGGAACGCTCAGGGCAAAGCTACCCTATGATAAGGTATACAAGACCAGAGAGAAGAACCGTAGGCTTGGTCTTGGCCTGATGGGTATGCATGAATGGCTGATTAAAGGAGGACAGAAGTATGAAGTTACCGAAGGACTTCACAAGTGGTTGGCAGTCTATAAAGGAGTTAGTGATCACGTTAGCGCCGACTTTGCTGATACTCTTGGGTGTAGTCGCCCTGTCGCAAATCGTGCCATTGCTCCTACCGGATCAATAGGTATTCTGGCTGGCACCTCCACAGGCGTTGAACCTATCTTTGCCGTAGCCTACAAGCGCAGGTATCTGAAGGGTGGTAATCGCTGGCACTATCAGTATGTGGTGGACAGTGCGGCACAGGAGATCATTGATCTTTATGGTGTTGATCCTAACAAGATTGAGTCTGCTCTTGATCTGGCAGAGGACTACAAGAGGCGCATGAAGTTTCAGGCAGATGTGCAGGACTATGTTGATATGTCTATTAGTAGTACAATCAATCTGCCCAAGTGGGGGAGTAAGCTTAACAATGAAGATACTGTTACTGAGTTTACTGATACTCTTGCCTCTTACGCTCACAGGTTGCGAGGTTTCACGGTGTACCCTGACGGATGCAGGGGAGGACAACCACTTAGCAGTGTGCCTTACAGTGAGGCTGTAGAGAAACTTGGCGAGGAGTTTGAGGAAGGACTAGAGACACATGACATTTGTGATATCACCGGACACGGTGGCTCCTGTGGTGTTTAAAAAAAGTTCTTGACAAAAGCCACTTTATGTACTATAATATATATGTGATGCCAATAATGGGTCACACAATATCAACTTGCTATAAGGAGAAATGATATGAATGCGTATATGACACTAAGTGATGATCCCTTCTTTTCCAAGTTCTGTTCATGGACTGTGGGACATGAGCAACTTTTTAGAGATATGCTAAGAATGAAGAATCATCAGGCAGGTAGTTCTATTTATAATGCCTACCCACCCCATAATCTAGTAGAAAATAGTGATGGAAAATATACGATTGAGTTAGCCACTGCTGGATTTACTAAAGAGGAGTTGGAAGTAAAAACAGAATACAGCAAGCTAACTATCAGCGGCAGGAAAGCCGAAGAAGAAGACGACGAAAAGATCGTACATAAAGGCATAGCGAAGCGACCCTTTTCAAAGTCTTTTACTCTTGCCGAAGACGTGGTTGTAGATGATGTTTCTTTTAAAGATGGTTTGCTTACCATCAAGCTTCAAAAGGTAGTACCTGAAGACAAGAAAGAAAAGATTTACAGCCTGTAACGAAACTTGGGGGAGTGCGTAGCGTTTGCTCCCCCATTTTACATAGGAGATACAATGAGAAAGTCACCCAACACAGTTTATATTGGCTATGATCCAAAAGAAGATGTAGCCTATGAAGTACTCAAGTTTACCATCGAACGTATTGCCGTTGAAAATGTGGATGTTAAACCAATTCGCAAAGATGTTGTGGAGCGTATGGGATTATACAATCGCAAGCACAGCGTTAAAGAAGGACAGATGATTGATGACATAGATGGCAGGCCCTTCTCCACAGACTTTAGCTTCACACGTTTCCTTGTTCCTGCCTTGAATATGTATCAAGGTTGGGCATTGTACATGGACTGCGACATGTACCTTCGCACTGACATCAATGAATTGTTTGAAGAATACAACATGGACTACTATCCATTGTATTGTGTTAAACATCAGTATGAACCCACTGAAGAATATAAGATGGATGGACGCAAGCAGGAAGTATATCGCCGCAAGAACTGGTCAAGTCTTATTCTTTGGAACTGTGGACATGAACTTAACAAGAGGCTAACCCCTCTGGAAGTAAACACCCAGACAGGCTCTTGGCTTCATGGCTTTCAGTGGTTGCCTGATAAAGAGGGTGATATTGGTAGCATACATCAGGAATGGAACTGGCTTGACGGACATTCACCAGAGGAGGTAGAGGCAAAGAATGTACACTTCACTACAGGAGGACCGTGGTTCAGAGAGTGGAAATGTGGCAGAGACATTGACGGAAGATACGCTGCCGAATGGAATGGAGATTATACCTATCTTGCCGGAAAAGGAATTATCAAACCCTATGACATATAAAATTGTAACATGCTTTGACGAGAAGAAGCTGAAGAAGAATGGCTTTAAACTTCTCAACGAGTTCAAAGAAAACTGGCAACCCAACATAGAATTTCACTGCTACTATTATAATCTTGATATTAGTAACTACTCTCTTCCTGAAGCAGATAATATACACTATCATAAGCTGGAGGATATTGAAGAGTATAATACTTTTGTAGAAGAAAATGCCACACATGACGGCACTGAAGATGGTGTGGTACAGTACACAGAACTGCTTGACGCATTGTCAGCAGGACCGGAAGTTTTCGCCATTACAGAGTGCGGGTTTAACAACCAAGGCTGCTGGCTGTTATGGGTTGATCCTATGTGTGCCACGGTTAAAGATATCAGGGCATCTACACTGGACTATTATTTTCCTGACCCGACATATAACGTAGACTTTATATACACACCCGAAACATCCTACCTGATGGCGTTTAATCTTGCTCGTCAAACTGCCGTAGATATTATGGGTGATTGGCGTGGCTCTTACATGTCCGGTGAGTTTACCAACTACCGTGAGTGGACCTCTGCATTTATTCTTAGCAGACTTGTTACAATCTACACCGCACACGGCATGACTGTGCATGAGTTTGTCGGTATGGAAAACTTGATTATAAATATCAATGACAAGTCTTCTATTAATGTACGAGACGGTTCTGGTAAAAGAGTGATTGATCTCTCAGATACAGAGACTACGCCTGATATTCTTCCGGGAAGATATAAGCAGCTTGCTGACACCATCCGTTTCTACAAACCAAAGACTATACTAGAGACAGGTACATGGAACGGTGGCCGTGCTATTGAGATGGCGCTTGCGGCTTTTGACAGGTCAGATGCTGTTCACTACATTGGTTATGATCTGTTTGAAGATGCCACCACAGCCACCGATAAAGAAGAGTTCAACGCCAAGCCACACAACACCAAGAAAGCTGTTGAGAAAAGGCTTGATGAATTTGCCGCTCATATGAAGAAGGAAAAAGATAAAGACTTTACCTACGAATTACACAGGGGCAATGTGAGAGAGACACTTACATCTATTTACATAGATGAAGTAGACTTTGCTCTGATGGGCAGCGGTAACAGTATTGAAACGGTGAAGCATGAGTATAGTATTCTGAAAAATGTTCCCGTTGTTATGGGCGACCACTTCTTTACAAAGGATGACAAGGATAAAACACCTGAAGACAAATATCAGGGCATGAAAAATCTTTTTGATTCTATCGCAACCAAGAAGATTAACGAAGAGAAAACAACAGAAGATGGCTGGACATCGTTTGACGAGAAGGCAACGGTGCGTAAGTATGTACTACCCTCTGATGACAGGGTTCTGGATGGTGGGCGAACACACCTTGTTGTTTTTCTGCATGACGAAAAGCTGGATGATATTCCGGCGGAACTTAAACAGGTTCCTATTGTTGTCCACCCCAGAGACTCAGTGCCAAAGGAATATATTCGCAACAATATTAAAACAAATCTAAAACATATTGATAATGACAAGTGGGTACAGAAACACCCGGCACACAGAGGCAGGGCGGCTCTAATATCTGCTGGCCCATATCTGGACTATGCAAAACTTGAAGAGTTTCTGGCATTTAATCCTGACTGTAAAGTTCTTACAGTTAAACATGCATTGCCGGGACTGATTAAGAATGGCATAACTCCGTGGGGTTGTATTGTTCTTGATCCCAGACCTATCACTGGTAAAAGCACACATAACATTACACGCAAAGATTTGTTCAAGGACTTTGATCCTGACATGAACTTCTTCGTTGCGTCCATGACGGACCCTTCTGTTACAGAACATCTTATGGAAAGAGATGCACGTATATGGGGCTGGCACGCCTTTACCGACTCGCTGCGTGAGGAGGATGAACAGGGTAAGGTTATTGAGAACCAGCAGGTTAAACTAAGTCAGGAGCTTGGTATTCCACAGGGGGCTACGCTTATCACTGGTGGCACATGCGCTGCTATGCGTGGCATTGGTATGCTGCATACGATGGGCTTCAGAGATATACATCTCTTTGGCTTTGACTGTTGCAGAGATGAGCCTACCGATGAGGAGAAGACAGAAACAACTGGTGATCTAGAGGGCGGTGAAACCCCCAAGCCCAAGT